TCCACCTCCAACAGATTATTTTCAAGAGGACATGGTGGTTAAATGAAAAAGTCTGAATTAATACACTGGAGATTACAAGCAATGTTGCGTGAACATTCGTTTAGTGATCTCTCATACTTAGGTGTTAGAAAAGATAGTATTGGTATACCACAACACTGGTATAATATCGGTGGTAATGAAGTGCCAGTAGATTCTATACAAGAATTGGATTGTGTTGAAGAATGAAACTTAAAACTCCTTTAAGGTATCCTGGTGGCAAGTCTAGGGCAGTTCCAAAGTTATTGCAATGGTTACCTAGTCGAGAGATTACAGAGTATCGTGAACCTTTTCTAGGCGGTGGTAGCATGGCCATAGAAATGACCAGACGATTACCTGAGGAGGTACCCATTTGGGTAAATGATTTGTATGAACCGTTGTATAATTTTTGGGTTCAGTTAAGAGACAATGGTGACTATCTTCACAGTGAACTCATGAAGGCAAAGAACTTTCATCCTGATGAAGATACTGCAAGAGAATTATTTTTACAATCAAAAGAAAACTTGAATGACAGTTCAAGAAGTCAAGAAGATAGAGCAGTTGATTTTTATATCATTAACAAGTGTTCTTTCTCTGGTCTTACTGAGAGCAGTTCATTCTCAAAATCAGCAAGTAATTCAAACTTTTCCCATCGGGGGATCGAACGCTTGCCAGAGTATAGTGAACTCATCCAAAGATGGAAAATCACTAATCTGTCATACGAAGAACTTGTCTCCGATGAGACGCTAACGTTTATCTATGCAGATCCACCATATGATATCAAAGATGCACTCTATGGTCACAAAGGTGATAAACATAGAGGGTTCGATCATGCAAAGTTTGCAGATACATTTGATGAATGCTTATGCAATGTTATGATATCATATAATAACCACCCTGATATCGTTATGAGATTTCTAGAGTGGTGCCAGTATGACTTTGATCATACTTATACAATGAGATCCACAGGTTCTTACATGTCGGATCAACATGAACGTCGTGAATTAGTATTAACAAATTATGGGAAGTTTAGGGGTTCGTGTACTCCCATCGGGTAGTGCACAATTATATCATACTCGTAGAGGTGCATACTCTACGTTCGGTAGCAACATACAGACCGCTGTGATCAATGGAGGAGAGATCCATTGCCAAACAAAAGATGGTAGAACTATGATCTATGAGGTCAATCAACATGGTACAGGTGTGCGTGGTCCTATAAGAGTGTGGTAATGAAAATTGAACTTAAGGACTGGCTTAATTCTATCAACTTCAGTAAGAAAGATCTCCTTGCTGATGACCCTACAGCGATATCTTCTTATCCTCCTTACATCATTAATAGATGTTTGTCTGGTACTGTTGATAGTATCTTATTTGCGAACGAGATGAACATGCATCCTAACATTGATAGGGACATGCAGTATAATTTTTTGCTATATACATTAAGGAAACGGAAACGTTTCTCTCCTTGGTTGAAGAAGGAACAGATTGATAATCTGGATCTGGTCAAAAAACACTATGGATATAGTAATGAGAAAGCGAAGGTCGCATTATCTCTTCTAACCAAATCTCAAATTGAAACCTTAAAACAAATACATGAAATGGGAGGAAGAAAATGAGTGTTATCTCCGAGGAAGTCAAGTGGTCTGCAGACCAAATGGTTGAGGTAGGTCTTAAAGAACCAGATGACTTTTTAAAAGTAAGAGAAACTCTAACAAGAATTGGTGTAGCGTCTCGCAAGGAGAAGAAGTTATATCAATCATGCCATATACTACACAAACAAGGAAGATATTATATTGTACATTTTAAAGAGTTGTTTGCTCTTGATGGTAAGAAAGCAAACCTAAGTACAAATGATGTACAACGTCGTAATCGCATAGTACAGTTACTAGGTGATTGGGGCTTAATATCCATACCTACTGCAGAAGTCATCACTGATGTTGCACCTCTAAGTCAAATCAAAGTTCTTGCATATAAAGAGAAAGGAGACTGGACATTAGAGAGTAAATATAACATTGGTAAGAAGAAAGAGGATTAACCGTACTTATAGTTACGGTATATACCATTACGTATTTTTATAGTTCGTGCTTAAATAATAGTGTACGCTTCGGGTACACAAATTAACACTCGCTTATTTAAGGAGAACTAAAATGACTAATTTAGCAAGATATTATGCTGCAAATCTTCCAGACCTAATGGAGAAGATTAATAGAAACAGCATAGGCATGGACGAATACCTCAACCGTTTCTGGGATGGTGTAGAAACTACATCTAACTACCCACCATATAACATAATTGAAATTAACAATGTGGAATCGAGGTTGGAGGTTGCCTTGGCAGGCTTCAAGAAAGATGAGCTCAAAGTCTTCACGGAGTTTGGAAAACTACATGTGGAAGGCAGCAAAGAAAAACAGGAAGATGATGGAACTTTCAGACATAGAGGAGTGGCCGCAAGGTCGTTCTCTAGGGTCTGGACACTCTCTGATGATACCGAGATACGAGGAGTCGAATTCACAGACGGATTGCTCGTGGTACAACTGGGAAAAATAGTTCCTGATCATCACGCAAGAAAAGACTACATCTAGTCTACATAAGGGGGATTGACAAAAATCAATTCCCCTTTTATAATATAAACATTAAGCTTAAATTTCATGGCCAGAAAGAAAAAGGAACCTATAAACGTAACTCCACCACCAAGTCCATCTCTTGTAAGTTCAGAGAGAGTAAAGGTAGTTGTTATGTTCAATGGTGACAACGTGATATGTGATTTGCAAGAAGCAGTTAATAAAGATACTGGTACAAGACAGGCATATATTATGAACTATCCATATAGGGTAGAATATCAGACACCTAAGATGGATGCCACAGGTATCGTAGAAGATCCAGAGGTGAGAGTAAATTATTCTCCTTGGTGCCCTCTATCACCAGAGGTTAAAATTCCAGTCAATCATAATATGGTTGTAACTATTTTAGAACCAGTGCCAAGTCTTCGTGATACATACATCAGTAATGTGCAGAAGATGGGTGGCACTGTAAAATGAGTGTAAAATTATTATTGTTAAAATCTGGTGAAGAAGTAATCACCGAGGTAAAAGAGATTGCAGACCCTGAGACTAAGGAAGCTCTGGGTTTTCATCTTCACAAACCTTTTAGGTTAGAGATTGTATCTAATGAAGAACAAGGAATTGTTTTTAATAGAGAAAAAGGATATCAATTATCATGGTTTCCTTGGGCACCTCTAAGTAAGGATGAAGATTTTTATTTACCAGGTCACCACGTACTAACAGCATATGATCCTTTGGATAGTATTGCAGAACAGTATTTGGGAGTTATAAAAGAAGAAGCATATCAAGAGAATTTTAGAAAGCATGAAGAAATGATTGCAGGTGTTACTAACACTGAACTTGATATGGAAGAATTATTTTCGGAAGCAGAAAAATTATTGGAGGATGATGATGCAAGTGATGGTAGTGATACTCAGGTCGGGGATACACCTGATATCGAAAGTGGAACAACTGGAGGAGGAACCGAATTGCCACCTACAGGATCCGTACCTAATCAAGGATGATGGTACACTAGAACCATGGCCACGTTATACTACAGATACAGACGTGTTGCTATATTCTGAAACTCTTGCTACAATAGTCGAACCTGATGATGCAATCAGGAAAAAATATGAGACTGTGACTAAATGAGTTTTTACACCAACGTTCAAATGGTTGGGGATAATTTACTTTACCTTGGGTACGAGAATGGACAACGTATTCAACGTAAGTTTAAATTTTCTCCAACACTTTTTGTTGTTACAGATAAAAAAACAAAGCATAAGACATTAGATGGTAGGTATGCAAAACCTATCAGTTTTGATTCTATAAAAGAAGCACGTGCTTTTAGAGAAAAGTACGCTGACGTACAAAATTTTGAGGTTCATGGTTATGACAGGTATCTCTATCAATTCATATCGAAAGAGTTTCCGAAGGAAGTTGATTACGACCTTAAAAGTCTTAAGATTACATCTCTTGATATCGAGGTGGCATGTGAAAATGGGTTTCCTAACGTGCAAGAATGCTCGGAACCTCTTCTTAGCATTACAGTCCAAGACCATATCAGCCGTAAGATCATCGTATGGGGTACCAAACCGTATAAAAACAATAGAGATGACGTTCGTTATATATTATGTGACGGTGAAGAACATTTGCTCCGTTGTTTTCTTGACTATTGGATTACTAATTTCCCAGATATTCTCACGGGGTGGAATGTAGAACTATATGACGTACCATATATTTGTGGTCGTCTTGAAAGATTATTTGGTGAGACTGAAATGAAGCAAATGTCTCCATGGAACATCGTGCATCGAGAGGAAATGGAGATAAAAGGTCGCACCCAAATACTGTACAACATGTATGGTATTAATGTTGTAGATTATCTTGATCTCTATAAGAAATTTACTTATACAAATCAAGAATCATATCGTCTTGACCACATAGCATTTGTAGAATTAGGACAGAGAAAATTAGATCACAACGAGTTCGAGAACTTCAAAGATTTTTACACAAAAGATTGGCAAAAGTTCATTGACTATAACATCCTTGACGTGGAACTTGTGACACGTTTAGAAGATAAGATGAAGTTGATAGAACTTGCCATTGCTCTAGCATATGATGCTAAGGTAAACATCAGAGATGTGTATTATCAGGTGAGAATGTGGGACACTATCATCTATAATTTTCTTAAGAATAAAGGAGTTGTTGTCCCACCTGCAAAACGATCAGACAAGAACGAAAAATACGAAGGTGCATATGTCAAGGAACCGATACCAGGACGCTATAATTGGGTGGTTAATTTTGACCTCAATAGTCTGTACCCTCACCTCATTATGCAGTATAATATTTCCCCAGAAACCCTCGTTGAAACAAGGCATCCATCCGCTACAGTTGATAAACTCCTCGCGAAGTCGGTCAAGATAACTGGAGAATATTGTGTAGCCCCTAATGGTGCACAATATCGTAAGGATATACATGGGTTCTTACCTGAGATCATGCAAAAGATATACAATGAACGCACGTTGTATAAGAAAAAGATGCTCAAGGCAAAGGATGAGTATGAAAGAAATCCATCTTCAAAATTAGAGAAGGATATTAGTAAATTTAACAACATTCAAATGGCACGTAAGATCCAACTTAACAGTGCCTATGGTGCTATTGGTAATCAATACTTTAGATATTATAATTTACGTAATGCTGAAGCAATCACGTATGGTGGTCAGTTCAGTATTAGATGGATTGAAGACAAAATGAATGTGTACCTCAACAAGGTACTGAAAACAAAAGGAGAAGATTATGTTATTGCTAGTGACACTGATAGTATCTACCTCAATATGGGTCCTCTGGTCGAGACTGTATACAAGGGGAGAGAGAAAACTGATAAAAGCATTGTGTCGTTCCTTAATAAGGTCTGTGAGATGGAACTTGAAAAGTATATTGAAAGTTCTTACCAAGAATTGGCCGACTACGTAAACGCATATGATCAGAAGATGATCATGAAACGTGAGAATATTGCATCGAGTGGTATCTGGACAGCAAAGAAAAGATACATGCTCAATGTGTGGGACTCAGAAGGTGTAAGATACAATAAACCAAAACTTAAAATGATGGGGATCGAAGCAGTTAAATCTTCGACACCTGCACCATGTCGTGCTGCCATTAAAGATGCTATTAACATCATGATGGATGGCACAGAAACCGATTTGCAATCCTTTATAAATTCTTTTAAGGATGAATTTAATTCGTTACCGCCTGAAGATATAGCATTTCCTAGGTCAGTCAATGGGTTACGCAAATTTAAAGCGTCAGGAACCGTGTATACAAAGGGCACCCCTCTACATGTTCGTGGAACTTTGCTTTATAATTTTTATATCGCAAAGAACAAACTTGAATACAAGTACCCACTCGTACAAGAGGGCGAAAAAATAAAATACATTTACCTGAGGCGACCAAACAAAGTTAATAACGAAAACGTGATCTCTTTCCTTAATACATTTCCACGTGAACTGGGAGTGGAAGGGCAGATAGATCGTGATGCCCAATTTAAAAAGGCTTTCCTAGACCCTTTACGAATCATCACAAATGTGATAGGATGGGAGACAGAGAAAGTATCTAATTTAGAATTCTTATTTTCATGACTTCATTTTTAAAAACCATTGTTAAAGAAATTGACAATGAATATGCTGGTCTTATGAACGAAGGTGGAGTAGGTGACATAAACTCATTCGTTGATACAGGATCATATATCTTTAACGCACTCTGTAGTGGCAGTATCTATGGTGGTGTACCAAGTAATAAAATTACTGCACTAGCAGGAGAGAGTGGTACAGGTAAAACTTTCTTTTGTCTAGGTATTGTACAGAACTATCTTGCTGAGAACTTAGACGCAGGTGTTGTGTACTTTGAGTCTGAAGCTGCTGTCACCAAAGAGATGATAGATGAACGTAACATTGATGGTTCACGTATGATCTTAGTTCCTGTAACTACTGTTCAAGAATTCAGAACTCAAGCACTACAAATACTAGATAAATATCTGGCATTGGACACAAAAGATCGCAAACCTATGATGTTTGTGTTAGACTCATTGGGAATGCTTTCGACATCTAAAGAACTAGCAGACAGTGCAGAGGGTAAAGATACTCGTGACATGACTAGGGCACAAGTTGTCAAGGCAATCTTCCGTATTCTTACATTAAAATTAGGAAAAGCTAATGTCCCTCTTATCGTCACAAATCATACCTACGATGTCGTCGGTGCTTACGTCCCAACCAAAGAAATGGGTGGGGGTAGCGGTCTTAAGTACGCTGCTAGTACGATCATTTATCTCTCGAAAAAGAAAGAGAAAGACGGTAAAGATGTCATCGGAAATCTTGTCAAAGCTAAGGCAGCAAAGTCTCGTCTGACAAAAGAAAATTCTGATGTAACCACTAGGTTATACTTTGATGCTAGAGGTCTTGACAAATATTATGGACTATTAGAATTAGGAGAAAAATATGGAGTCTTTGAGCGTAAAGGAAATAGGATCGTTGTTGGTGATAGCAGTGTATATCCTTCTGCAATACTTAAGGATCCAGACAAATATTTCACAAAAGAAATAATGAGTAAGATAGACGAAGCTGCTGCTAAAGAGTTTCGCTATGGTAACTAAATTAACTGACTATGTTAGAACGTATCCTGGTGTTCTTAGTAAATCAGTATGTGATACGATCATCAAGAACTTTGATGAGTCCGACAGCATATACACTGATAGAGAGCAGCGACCAAGTTTCAGAGAACTAAATATTTCTCAGAGATATCATGCAAAAGATCCCAAGTGGGTTGCTGAACAGAACCTGTTGATTGATATATTTGACGAGTGCATGGACAAATATATGGAGGAACTGGATTTAGGTCCTGACTTTCCTGCCAAGTATTCATACGAAGAGTTTCGTATGAAGATGTATGAAAATAATAATTATGACCAATTCAAGGATCACGTTGATGTGCAAGACTATGCGTCTGCTCGTAGATTCTTAGTCGGTTTTTTATATCTCAATGATGTTGAAGAAGGAGGAGAGACATCATTTCCTAAACTAAACTTTGACATTCCTGCCAAGTGTGGTACAATACTTTTATTCCCACCAACATGGCAATACAGACACGCAGGTAGATCACCTGTATCAAACAACAAATATATTGTTGGAACTTATCTTCACTACACATGAATTTAGAACTCACGATTCTCAGTAATCTATGCTATCATGAGAAATATGCACGTAAGGTGCTGCCTTTCTTAATGAAGGAGTACTTTACTAATCGTGAATATAAGATTATATTCTTAGAAATTCATGAATACATTAGTCAATATGATGCATTACCTTCTCTCAATGCCTTGAGTATAGAGTGTCAGGAACGCACAGACTTAACCGAAGATCAATTTAAAAACATCAAGGAGGTTCTAAGTGAGTTATCCAATGAGAAAAGCGAGTATAATTGGTTGGTTGACACTACAGAGAAATGGTGTCAGGAGAGAGCGATTTATCTATC